ACATCCGTCATTCCAATCACTGCTTTCATTGTAGCTCAAAAATGAGTGCGTGTAAACCATAGCTGGTTTGCTGTGGATTTACCGACTATACTTATTGTAACAGGAGGCGTTGTCATGACCTACGAACAAATCGCAGAAATGATGGAAGAGATGGGGCTGCCTTTCGCCTATCATCATTATGCGGAAGGCGAAAGTCCTGAACCGCCTTTTCTGTTGTTTCTCTCTCCTGGAGAGAATCCATTTTCTGCAGATAATGTGGCATATTTCAGTTGCAAACAGCTGGACATTGAATTGTACACGGATAAAAAACTGCCGGAATTGGAAGAACAGGTGGAGTCAGTGCTTTCCCAGCACGAGATTTATTATACAAAAACAGAAACATTCATTGATTCGGAAGAATTGTATGAAGTACTCTATGAGATGGAGGTTTAAGTCCTATGGCAAACAAAAAGAATAAGGTCAAATTCGGTTTGACCAATGTACACTACGCTAAAATCAAGGACTGGGTAACCGATGCCAGCGGAGCCAATCTGACACCGGTCTATGTGGATCCGGTGCGTCTGCCGGGTGCGGTTTCCATTTCCATTGATGCAAACGGCGAAAACGAAAATTTTTATGCCGACGACATCGTATACTACGTAATTTCCAACAATTCTGGCTATGAAGGTGATTTGGAAATCGCCCTGATTCCCACAGATTTCTCTACAGATATTCTGGGAGAAATCTTGGAAAGCAACGGCGTTCTGGTGGAACGAAATGATGATGAAGTATCGCAGTTTGCGTTGCTGTTTGAATTCACCGGAGATAAACGGAAGATTCGCCATGTTCTCTATTGCTGTTCCGCATCACGTCCGGCAACAGAGGGACAGACTACCGAGGACAGCAAGGAAGTAAAGACTGAAACTATCTCCATCAAGGCTTCGGCACTGCCGAATGGTCTGGTAAAGGCAAAGACCTGTGAATTCACAGATGCTTCTACTTATGATGGCTGGTACAAGAACGTATACACACCGGCAGCCGGAACGGCTTCCAAGACCACTGTGAAAGCATAAGGAGGGTGCAGTATGGCAATTCAGAAGAACATCACCATTGATGGCATTGCTGTGCCGTTCAAGGCAAGTGCGGCAGTCCCCAGACTGTATCGTCTGAAATTTCGCAGAGATATTTATCAGGACTTTGCGGCACTGCAAAAGTCTGTGGGGGAAAATACAGAGAAATCTTCCGTACTGGACATTGAAAGCCTTGAGGTGTTTGAGAACATCGCTTACATTATGGCAAAGCACGCTGCTCCGGAGAATGTTCCTGATAATCCGGACGACTTTCTGGAACAGTTCAACACATTCAGCATCTATGAGATCTTGCCGCAGCTGATCGGCCTATGGGGTTTGAACGTAGAAACGCAGGTCAAATCTAAAAAAAACATCGCCCGATTGACCGACCGATGACCACACCACTATTTTTGTTGCGGTGCGTTCAGCTTGGTTTGTCAATGGGCGATTTGGATTTTTTGACCATTGGTCTGGTGAATGATATGTTCACCGAACGGGAGAATGACGAGTGTCATTATGATGTGATGGCAGATCAGAGGGATTTTGATGCGTTTTGATTACAAGTCATTTTCCTGTATTCTTTTTTGAGCAATGCCGTATACTTCTTCATCGGCTCTGGCACCAATTACAATAATCAGCATCTTATCATTTTGCTTGACAACTTTGTATACGACTCTAAGACCTGCACTTTTCAGTTTGACTTTCAGAAAGCCAGTTAGATCATTGCCGTTTTTGTTTCCAAGCGGTTTCCCATATCCGCCTTCATAAACAGGAAGCGGATTTTGTTTCACTTTCTTGATTGCTTTTAAGACCAGTATTCTTTGACTTCCGTCAAGCGATTTTAAATCACTTTCGGCTTCCGGCAGATATTCTACTTCCCAATTCATTCAAATTCTACCTCATCAAAGTCGGATAAATCATCGTCTGTAATTCCGAGGTCTTTCATAACTTTTTCTTCCGGAATCGTTTCTTCCGGATTGCATTTTTCCATTCGTTTTACAGCCAGAGTGAGCAAGCGAGCATCATTCACTTCATCCATCAGGCTGACATATTCATCCGGAGAAAGAAGTACACATTCCGGTGCATTGTTTTTCATAACAACTTTTGCACCGCTGTTTTTGACATCCTGAAAAATTTTTCCTGCAAGTCCACGATTGAACTGCGAAATAGAAATGGTATTTTGAATTGCTGCAATAATATTCATACGCTACACCTCCACTTATAGTATACGTCATTTTTGCAAAAATGTCAATAGATTTGCTGATAAAAAAGCTGATAATTTTTTTAGAACTGAGGTGATTACATGGCAAACCGCATCAAAGGCATTACCATAGAGATCGGCGGTGATACCACCAAGCTGTCCAAAGCACTGGAAGGTGTCAACAAGGATATCAAGGGTACGCAGACGCAGTTGAAAGATGTCCAGAAACTGCTGAAGCTTGATCCCACCAACACGGAACTCCTATCTCAAAAACACAAGCTGCTGGCAGATGCGGTATCTGCCACCAAAGAAAAGCTGGAAGTGCTGAAAACTGCCGCAGAACAGGCAAATACGGCTCTTGCAAATGGCGAAATTTCCCAGCAGCAGTATGATGCTTTGCAGCGTGAAATCATCGAAACCGAAAACGAACTGAAACGCCTGACTACAGAAGCAAACAATTCTCACACCGCCTTGGAAAAGATGGGCGTTCTGGGAGAAACGCTGCAGTCCGCCGGGGACAAAATTTCCGGTGTGGGACAAAAGCTGCTGCCAATCACTGCTGGTGTCACGGCTCTGGGAACCATTGCCGTGAAAACTGGTGCGGATTTCGATTCCGCCATGTCAAAGGTGGCAGCTGTTTCGGGGGCGACCGGTTCAGAGATGGATGCTCTCCGGGAAAAAGCACGTGAAATGGGCAGCAAAACAAAATTTTCAGCGAGTGAAGCTGCCGAAGCAATGAATTATATGGCGATGGCAGGATGGAAAACCAACGATATGCTCAGCGGTATCGAAGGCATTATGAATCTTGCCGCCGCTTCCGGGGAAGACTTGGCATCTACTTCGGACATTGTCACGGATGCTCTGACCGCTTTCGGTTTGTCTGCTTCGGACAGCGGACACTTTGCAGATATTCTGGCGGCTGCAAGTTCCAATGCCAATACCAACGTCAGCATGATGGGTGAAACTTTTAAGTATGCCGCTCCGGTACTGGGTTCTTTGGGCTATTCTGCTGAAGACTCTGCCATTGCCATCGGACTGATGGCAAACGCCGGTATCAAATCCTCACAGGCTGGTACGGCACTGCGTTCCGCCATTACCAATCTGGCAAAGCCAACAGATACGGTAGCATCTGCTATGGAACAGTACGGCATTTCTCTGACGGATAGTTCCGGCAAGATGTACTCTTTACGAGAACTCATGGAACAACTCCGTCAGAAATTGGGCGGACTTTCTGAGGCAGAACAGGCACAGGCGGCTGCCTCACTGTTTGGCAAAGAGGCGATGTCCGGTATGCTGGCGATCATCAACGGTTCTCCGGCGGATTTTGAAAAACTGTCCAATGCCATTGACACCTGTTCGGATACAGTAGACGGTTACAATGGCACAACTGAAAAAATGGCGGCAGTCATGCAGGATAACCTTGCCGGACAAGTAACTATCTTGAAGTCCCAGCTGGAAGAACTGGCGATCTCCTTTTCTGACATCCTGATGCCCACCATTCGCTCTATTGTTTCCCGCATTCAGGAATTGGTGGACAAGCTGAACCAATTAGACCCGCAGACCAAAGAAACCATTGCGAAAATTGCACTGGTGGCTGCTGCTCTGGGTCCGATGCTGGTGGTACTGGGAAAGACCATCTCCAGCGTGGGAACAGTCTTTTCCGCAGTATCCAAACTGCCTGCACTTTTCTCGGCTGTGCAAAGTGGCATTGGTGCCATTACCGGAGCGTTGGGTGTGTCATTAGGTCCGCTGCTTGCCATTATCGCAGCTGTTGCCGCTTTGGTGGCTGCCTTTGTGCATCTCTGGAAAACCAATGACGAATTCAAAAGCAACATCATCGCCATCTGGGAACAGATCAAAAGCACCTTTACTGGATTAACACAGGGCATCACTGACCGGCTAAATGCTCTGGGATTCGACTTTGAGAGTTTCACCGATGTGCTGAAAGCAGCGTGGGACGGGCTGTGCAATCTGTTAGCTCCCATTTTTGAAGGTGTCTTTCAAAACATCTCCAACATCTTTTCAGAGTTTACTGGCGTTCTTCTGGGGCTGCTGGATGTTCTGATTGGTCTGTTTACTGGTGACTGGGAACAGTGCTGGAATGGCATCAAAGGCATCTTCACATCTATCTGGGACTTCATTGTCAACACGTTCCGCAATATCATGAATACCCTGAAAGGCATTGCAGATGTGGTGCTGGGATGGTTCGGAACAAGCTGGAACGAAGTCTGGACTTCCATCAAAACATTTTTCGTGGACACATGGAATAGCATTGCTTCCTTCTTCACGGGAATCGTTATCGGAATCCGGGACTTTTTCGTCAACACCTGGACGTCTATTTCCAATACCTTCACCGCCATTGTCACTGCCATTCAGACGGTGGCAACGACCGTATTTACAGCGATTCGGGATTTCTTCACCACCATTTTTACGGCGATCTACAACTTTTTCAGCACGATTTTCAATGCCATTTACAACGTGGTTTCTACGGTTTTTCAGGCAATTTATAACGTCATTACGACCGTTTGGAATGCCATTTACACCACCTTAGAACCGCTGGTCACGGCATTCGGCTATCTGTTTCAGACGATTTTTGAAGCCATTCAGATCATTGTGGGCAGAGTGATGGACTGGATCTCGGAGAAGATCAGTGCCATTTGGAATGCAATCGTGGCGTTTTTAACGCCGATTTTAGAAGGCATCCGAACGACCTTTGAAACCATCTGGAATGCCATTTCTACTACAATTTCCACGGTCTTGACGGCAATTCAAGATGTGGTGACTACGGTTTGGAATGCGGTATCCGGTTTCATTTCTTCTGTTTTGTCTGCAATCTGGAATGTGGTTTCTTCCATCTGGAACAGCATCTCCGGCACGATTTCCAGTGTGATGAATGCCATTTTTTCTGTGGTATCCTCTATCTGGAATCAGATCAGTTCTGCGGTTTCCAATGTTCTGAACGCCATCCGGTCGGTGGTATCTTCTGTCTGGAACAGCATCAAGAGTACAATTTCCAACGTGATGCAGAGCATTTCTTTTACGGTGTCCAGCATCTGGGACAACATCCGTTCTGCAGTTTCTGATAAGATCAGTGGTATCCAGTCCACCATTCAGAATGGATTCGATGCCGCTGTGGGATATATCAGGGGACTGGCTTCCGATGCTTGGAACTGGGGACGGGACATCATTCAGGGAATCATTGATGGCATTCAGAGTGCCATCGGCTGGCTGGCGGACTGCGTCACCAATGTTGCCGATACCATTCGAGATTTCCTGCACTTCTCGGTTCCGGACAAAGGACCACTGACAGACTACGAGAGTTGGATGCCGGACTTTATGAAAGGGCTGGCAGACGGCATCGACAAGAGCAAGAAGTATGTGGAGAAAGCCGTAGGCGGTGTGGCGAAAGCCATGCAGCTGACCATGGATTCTGATTTGAATTATAGTTTGAATGGTATCTCCGGTGCAGTCGTTGGCGGCAGTTCCGGCGGTACGGTCAACAAC